GTGGAGCTGCTACAGGGTGAGGCATTCGACGACCTGTTTCACACCTTTGAGCAAGACGCCTTTCATCTGGAAGTGGAAGACTCCTATCACACTTCCGAAGAGACCGGACCTTTCCAGCTGTTCCTGAGCGGAAAAGTCGACGACTTCGCCTGGCATCAGCCGTGGCTTGAGCTCGTCCGAGAGGTCAGTGCTTCAGGTAGGAGTATCCGCCGGGTGCGGGTCGTTACAGTGCCTCACGTCGACTACACGCGATGGGGTCTCACTGTGGCCGAACACAACATTGACGCTGGCGAGGATATTCGCTGGCTGCCTCGCCAACTGCTCGGATCCGACAAATTGACTACGGATGATTTCTGGCTGTTCGACGACACGCGTGTAGCGTTCACCGTATTCGAGCCGAGCGGTCAATTTGCTGGCGGAGCCGTAACGATCGATCCGGTCATCGTCGGCCACTGTCGCGCGGCCCGGGATCGAGCATGGCATGCCGCTATCCCTCACAGGGAGTACGTCGACAACAACGAATCCACCACTGCGTAGAGCCGCACGCAGTGACAAGCTCGGTTCACCAGGCGCGGGAAGCCCTCGGCCATCGTCTGCGCGACATCCGGAAGGATGCCGGGCTCACTGGCCGGGGGCTCGCCACACTCGCGGGTTGGCACAGCTCCAAAGTCTCGAAGATCGAGTATGGTAAGCAGGCACCCACCGAGGACGACATACGCGCATGGTGCCACCATGCCGGGGCAGACGAGCAGATACCGGACTTGATCGCGACTGCTCGCCACATCGAAGCGATGTACGTGGAATGGCGCCGGACGCTCGGGACGGGAACAAAGCGCCGCCAGCGTGCTTCTCGCACACTGGAGGCGAAGACCCGACTCATGCGTTGGTACGAGCCTAAGCTTATTCCGGGCCTTTTGCACACGGCCGAATATGCCGAAGCCGTCATGCGCCGCGTGATCGACTTCTACGATATCCCAGACGATCTCGACGCGGGCGTAGCCGAACGAATGGAGCGCCAGCAGGTCCTATATCGTGGTGACAGGCGTTTTCATTTCATCATAGCTCATCAGGCACTGCTCACGACCGTAGGAAATACGGACGTGATGATCGGGCAGCTTGACAGACTTCTGGCAGTCACGTCAATGCCGCGCGTCAGTTTTGGAATTATCCCCACTCGCGCACAGTACTTAGTCCCGACCAATCAGTTCATCATGTACGACAGTCGCCTCGTGCAGGTAGAGACAATATCCGCAGAGTTGTCCATCACGCAGCCGCGAGAGATCGCCCTGTATGTCAAGGCGTTTGACGAACTCGTCAAACAGTCCGTTAAAGGCGCCGCCGCGCGCGCACTCGTCGTGGACGCCTTCAACCAGCTGCGGGACGAGAGAACAACGATGCGGCCCAGCGACTCGACGGAGGACTCGTCGTAGCAGTCAAGGCTTCAGCCGGTGGCGGGGTCGCCCACCCCGAAGTCCAGGGTCTCGCGTGGCACGAACCCGGAGGTGTCGATCACTGCGTCGAGGTGCCCGTGCACTTCGCAGGCGCCAGCGTCGGACGAAGGCGGTCGTTGTCGTCGCGCGGGACCGGTATCTCGCCAGGCTGAGGTACACAGGTGATCTGGGCGTCTTCGGCGACGCCGATGTAGCGGATGAGCCCTGCGATGCCTGGGGTGATCTTGCGGTCGCGGACCAGGAGGACGAGGCGCTGTTGGTCGTCGTGTTCGAGTTCGCAAGGTCGGACGATGTCCGAGCCGAATTCGATGGCGTGCAGCATGACGGTTCCTCCCCGTTGCGGTCGCTCTCCCTGGCGGCCGTCGCGCTGAGACGCTGGGTGCCTGGTTTTCGCCCAGTCGTCCGCGCGTGGTTCGGGCCTACCTGGTGGTGGTCCGAACCTCAACAGAGATCATCTGGCGTGTGGCGGCCGGCGTTACCGGAGTTCAGAAGGTGGCCAACCTTGGCTCACGTCGAATTCGTCGATTTCGCCAGAGGTGCGGGAGGCGCCCACCTCGGCGACCAGGCTCGCGACGGTTTTGCGCGCGAAGCGTCGCAGGTTCGGCGGCAGCATCCGGTATTGGGCCAGCAGCTCGGTCTCGTCTTCCGGCAGCGGCTCGCCGTCGTAGACCGGGAGCTCGAAGTCTGCGGCGAAGGCACGGGAGACCTCGGTGACCGGGGCGCCGAGCGCGTCGGCGATGCGTTCCATGACCGGTGCGAGCGGCATCCGAGCTGGTGCGGTCGAGGGCTTCACGTAGTTGGCGAGTGAGCCGGGTTTGAGGCCGGCATCGCGCTCGACCTCGGCGACGGTGCGCGGAGCGGCGTACCCGCGGATCAGCGCGGCCACGTTCTCGACCGATCGGCTTGACGAGCCGTTCCCCTCGGACACGTCCATCCCCCCAATGGTCAGCCCGGCGTCTCGGGCGGCTACTTCGCCGCACCTCTTACACCCGTTCGGCGTAGTCGCGAAGGGAGTGTACGGGAAGCGTACTGAGTCGATACTGAGGGCGACCAGTGCCGATCGGGCAGTCCGAGAAGAGACGCAGATCACGTGGATGTCGGGAACAAGTGATCACGGGTGATCAGAGATGACCATGTTTCACGTATTCCCTTGACGATCTCACTGCTGAGAGCCAAGTTGGACATTACCGAGCGCGAGCGCCCGAGGGGGGCATTCACACCTGTGACGAGAGTCGTTGTGGGTCGCCGGTAATCAAGGGGAGCGTTGTGGCGAGCAACAACGGCAGAAGCGGGAAGGAACCGAGCAAGCCGGTCAACCAGTCGGTCTTGAACACGGTGGCGGAGACTGCGGCAAAGTTGCGCTGCAGCGTGCCCACGGTCCGACGCTTGATCAAGAGCGGTGAGCTCAACATCGTCCGAATCGGCCAGGGGCGAGGTCTGCCGCGGGTGCCCGACTCGTCGATCAAGGCCTACGTCCAACGCCACACCACCTGCAGCAGCTCTAGCTGAGCGCGGATACGCCGCGCATTTCTTCCGGTCGATCGACCGATTTATTTCTTTCGCTGAGGAGGCGATTTTTGTCATGCCGAATTCCGGCCGGGGCACCGCTGTGCCCGCCGTTGTGGAGGACGACGCCGTCAGAGCGTCGATCGACTCGTTCGCCAGCGTCATAGGTGCGCTGCGGCGGATCAAGCGCGCGCAGGCGAAGCTCACCGAGGAGCGCAAGGACAACGAGGCGCTGATCAAGGCCGCGCTGGTCGCCCGAGGTGCGTCGGTCGGGACGGTCGGCGGCGTGCCGGTGGTGTCGTTCGCCAGCTCGACGCGGATCGCGCTCGATCAGGGGCAGCTCAAGGAGCGGCGCCCGGATCTGTTCGAGGAGTTCAGCGACATCTCCGAGGTCTGGACGTTCCGCCTGTTGAACCCATGACCATCCCGTTCGGCACGCTCGTGGTACTGGCCCGGGAGATGATCTCTCAGGCCAGCGCCCCCAGCGCGAGCGGCGGCGAGACCGCGCAGACGGTCGCCGCGCTGCTGACGGCCGAGCCGCGCAACGAGGCCGGGGTGCTGGCCGTCGTGACGGTGATCTTCCGTGACGCGCTGGCCGACCCGTTCCGCGAGACCACGGCGAACCGTTGGCGCCCGCTGCTCCCGGCCTGGGTGCATCCGCCGTTGGTCGGCGCGGCCGTGAACCGCTTGCGCGCCACCGGTATCCTGGTCGCTACGGGTCGCTATGTGCATAGCACCGACTCGGCGGGCCGCAACGTCGGCAAACTGCAACCGGTGTACACCTTGGACGTCGAGGCACTGCGCGAGCATTCCGCCGCGCGCCCGGCAGCCGCATCCTGACGCATCGCCGTCACCCTTCTACCTCTTCGTGATTCCCGCCGCGCCTGGTCGCGGCGGTCATTGTCGACCCGTCTTTTTGTTGCCTGTAGGGGGTTTCTGTGGCGCGCGATCATGCCCGCATCTACGTGCGTATCTGGAATGACAAGGACTTCCGGGAGCTGTCGCTTCCGGCGAAGATGCTCTACCTGCAGCTGATGTCGCAGGAGAAGCTGTCCTACGCCGGGGTCCTGGACCTGACGATGAAGCGCTGGGCCGGACCGCACCCCGACCTCGCGACATCTGAGGTAGGTGCCGCGCTGGACGAGCTGGACGCCGCCCGGTTCGTGGTGCTCGACCAGGAGACCGAGGAGCTGCTGGTCCGGAGCTTCATCCGCAACGACGAGCTGTACAAGCAGCCCAACGTGCTGGCGGCCGCGCTGCGGACGGCGTTCGAGATCGAGTCGCCGGTGCTGCGTGCCGCGCTGGCCGCCGAGCTGCGCAGGCTCCCGGACGAGATCACCGGCCCGGCTCCGGCGTTCGCCGCCGACGCGCTGGAGGCCGGAGCGCGCACGCTGCCCGCGGACGTCAAGGCCGCGATGAGTATCCGTGGCACCGTCCGCCCGCCGGCCACGCCGCGACGCGCGAGCCCGCCGCCCGTCGACCCGGCCCCGGCCGACGACGCATCCGCACCGACCCTGAGCTCGCCGAACCCTTCCGCGAACCCCTCGCCGAACCCTTCGGCGCAGGCCCAGGGAGAAGGGAGTAGGGAGCGGGAGACTGGAGAACCTTCACTTACCTCGGGTTCTGAGAAAGGGGGGACGGCGCGGAAAAATCCGGCGGCCGCAGCCGCTGGTGCTGGTCGGCGGGGCCGGGGCCGTCCGCGTAAGCCGACCTCGCCCTGGCAGGCCCCGGCGGCCGAGCTGGTCGCGACCCTGGGTGTCGCGGCGCCGCCGCAGGTGGTGGCGCGGCTGGTCGCCGAGGTGGTGCCGATGCTCGAAAGCGGGATCGACTCGCGGTTCGTGGCGGCGGGCTTGCGGCGCTGGACGGCGAAGGCGTTGCCGCTGCGGTTCTTCGCCGAGTTCGTCGGCGAGGAGATGCGCGCGGACCGGATCGCGATGTCCCCGCAGCAGGCCGAGCGGGACGCAGCCATGGCTGCACGGTTCGAGATGATCCGGGCCGCCGCCATCGCCGAGGACGACACCAGCCCGCTGGGCCGCGCGGTGCGCGCACCGCACCGGCACCTGACGGCCGGGCAGATGCAGGACATCCTCGACGGCGCGCTGCGCGAGACCCTGGCCGGTGCGGCATGACCGTCTCAGAGCTGAGCCGCGGCGAGGTGATCGACCTGCTCACCCGCCACCGCGGTGCCCGCATCCCGTCCGACGCCAGCGTCGGGGCTTGGCAGCACGCACTCACCGGCTACACCGCCGCCGAATGCCACGCCGCGCTGCTGAGACTGGGCCCCAACGCCCGCCACGCCACCCCGGCCGAGATCACCAACAGCGTCGACGCCGCCCGCGACCGCGCCGTTGACACTGACAGCGAAACGGCGACGGCGGCCGAGGACGAGACCGACGGTGAGTCTGAAGACGAGGCCGCCACGGGGGATCAGCAGCGGCGTCGCGAGGCCCGGGAGCCGGGGAAGGGCCAGCCGCCGCTCTACGCCCCGGTCCGGCTCGATCAGACCGCCCGGGCCGCGCAGCGCGAGTGCTACCGGCAAGCCGGGCTGCGCGGCAGGCGCGCGGTCTATGCCGCGATGGGCTGGGACCGCGATCCGGACGCCGACCCCGCCGCGTCCCGCTCGGTGCCGTGCCCGTTCTGCAAAGCCAAAACCTGGGTCGCGTGCAGCCCGCTGACCCGCAACACCGGCGGAGTCCGCGACACCCGCGACCCGGCGACCGGTTCCCACGCCGCCCGCCTGGCACGCGTGAAGGCCAAAGCGGCCCTTGCCCAGCGCCGACACGACAACGACACACCGGAAGGCACCCGATGACCAGCACTCTCGACACTGGCGCACGGGAAGACCGGGTCAACCCGGTGATGCTGCGCTTGGCGTTCGACGCCGCCGTGGACCAGCTCACTCAACCGGGCCTGCACGTCGTGGCCCGCGACAACGGCGACCTCGACCGCGCGACCTCGCCGTGCCTGCTCGACCAGCTGGCCGTCGCGACCCAGCCCGGCCACGAACGCACCGGCGGCGCCAGCCCCGGCTCCCGGCCGCCGGCCTCGCTCAACGCGCTGACCCTGGTGGCCGAGATCAGCCAGGCCCTGCGCGTCGCGCTGGCCGCGCTCGGCTACAACCTGTTCGGCCCCGGCCCGCGCACGACGCTCACACAGCAGGTCCAGCTGTGGGCCTCGCACGCCGAGCAGTGGCAACTCGAGCACGTCGACTACCTCGCCCACGCGACACGCGAGGCCGAGCGCTGGGTGGCCGCCGGCCGCGCCATCCTCGATCCCGCTCCGACCTACCGGCTGCGCGGGCACGCCTGCCCGACCTGCGGTCACAGCGCGGTGCTGATGTGGTCGGTCACGGAAGGGGAATGGCTGCGCCAGCCAGCGCTTTCCATCGACACCGACCGCGCCGAGGCCGTCTGCGCGGCGTGCGATTCCCGGTGGGGATTGGACTTCTGGGCGCAACTGGGACAGCTCTTGGAGCAGCAGCAGGCGGAAACCCTTGCGCTGGACTGTGAATAGCCTTGACACGGTGATCACCGGACAGGCATACTGACAGGGCTTGGCGGAGCTGTACCTACCGTCAGCCGTCACGATTCTTCTTTGAAGGCCCGCGCTCCCTCCCCCCTTGGCGCGGGCCTTCGTCATGTGCGGGCAGCGGCCGCGCGACGCTGGCCCCGGCCACCCCTCACCGAGCAGGCCGCACGCGGGCGCGCCGCCGCCCGCACATCCCCATCCCACGACCGACATTCGCCAAAAAAGTGAATTGCTTGATCCCGCGCATTCCTCGAATTGTTCCCGTGAGCATGGCCGCATTAATAATGGTTGCCTTGAATTGCATTGCCGCACAGGATGGAAACAGGTCCCCCGGATCACCTCACCGAGAAATCCGGTTCCTGGGGCCAGAATCCGTTCTGTGGAGGCTCTGTCATGCAGTGGTGGAAGAAAGCTCCTGAGCCCGGCATCAGCCCCGACGACGCACCGGGACACCATTCCGATCACTACGGGGAGCACGCCGGGGAAACGTCGCACATCCAGTCGATCCCGGCGCTGGCGCAGCGGATCGTGGACGAGCTGCCGGAGAAGTTCGACTTCCTGGCCTTCTCCGCGGTGGTCTACCGCTACGAGATCGCCCAGGTGTGGTGGATCGACATCGCGGTCTTCGGACTCGACGCCGACGACATCGACTCCCCGCTGGGCGAGGCGACCCACGACGGGGTGTGGACCGAGCTCAACGAATACAGCTGGGAACACAACGGCATCGTCCGGTTCGCCATCGGGACCGTCCGGCTGCTCACTCCGGCCGAGCAGGACCGCTACACGCCCGGTCACGTCGCGGTCCGCCGGTTCCACCTGCGCCAGATCGCCCGCGCGGCTTGGCGGCACGTCGGCGAGCCGTTCAGCTGGGGTGCCCTGGCGGCATTGTTCGGCGACCGATGACCAGCCTGGACTACGGCGACGATCCGCCACCGATCCTGCCGGTCGCCGAGGGCATCTACACCGTGCTTGACCTGCACCGCGCCTTCGGCACCATCCCGATCCACGCGAACGTCCGCGTCTACATCGCGGGCACCAACCTGATGGTCGCTCTCGGCGGCCTGGACGACGGCTACCTGCTGGGCGAGCACGCCGGCAAGGCGCCGCAACGCCAGCTCGGCGCCGAGTACTACACCAGCGCCGCGCTCCAGCTGCGCCACCACATCGAAGACGCCGTCATGGCCGAGCTGCCGCGACGCGGCGACGGCCAGCCGTGGTTCCCGTTCATGGTCTGGCTCCAGCCCGAGCACTGGGCCGCGCAATACGGCTACCACGACCACGGCGTCACCGTTCTGCCCGAGGGGGAATCCACATGACCGACAACCACATGACACCGGTGTGCGCCAACGACGACACCCCGGCCGTGGCCGTGCTGCTGCACAGCGCGCCGGAGGACACGCTCGGCTCGGCGCTCTGCGAAGCGTGCGCGACCTGCACCGACACCGCCTGCGGCGAACTCGGCACCATCCTCGACGTCGCCCTGCTCGAACCCTGGTGCGCCCACCATGCCCGCCAGTACGAGGACGGCGGCGAGATCCAGGGCCCGGACATCGTGCCGCTCGACCACGACCGCGCCCGCTGGGCCCTCGCCAAGGGACAGCAGCCGTGATGGCCGCCGAGAGCACGCCCGACACCGGGTACGACATGCTCACCGCCGAGGCGTACACCCGCTACCGCGAGGGCCTGGACGACACCGTCCGGCTCGAACTCGACCTCTACGAGAAGCTTGCCAGCAACGTCCGCACCATGCGGGTGCTGTATCTGGCGATGCTGAACCTGGACAAAGGGCTACTGCCCGCCGACGTCGGCGCCGACGAACTCGCGCGGGCGAAAACCGACGGGCTGGTCTACCTGTCCGGCCGTCGCCTGCGCGCCACTCGCGACGGGTTCGCCCTGCTGTGGCAGTGGAAAACCGAGATCGAGCCGCACATCCGTAAGACGCCGTTCCAGCGGCTGTGGCGGCAGGTGCTCGGATGGTGAGACAGGCCAGCGTTCGCGCGAGTCGCTGCGGCATTACCCGCGAACACCGCCAGGCCGTCCCCGCCGGCCACGGCATCACGCGGCAAGGCGGTCGACGAGCACGCGAGGAGCAGGGCATAATGGGCCACGCTCCTCTCGATTGATGGTGGTACTGATATCGAAGGGCAGCGTGAGGGCTCGGTGGTGCACCGCCGAGCCCTCACGCGTATCCGCGATTGGCGCTATTTGCTGCTCGTCGAATTGAACGCGAGAATTCGACGATCCAATCGGATAATCTGATGAGAAAGTGCTGGACAAGGTCCGAAAATCCGGTAATGTCAGTGGTGCCACCATCAATAACCCCACTGATCACCCGTTCTAGGGTGTCACTGGATAGAGGAGTCCTTCTCTCATGTCTCATGAGATTGAAATTCATGCCGATGGCACCGCTGCCTTTGTCTCTGCCAACACCCCCGGCTGGCACCGCCTGGGGGTGGTTGCCCCGGGCCCGATGACCGTGCCGGAAGCCCTCAAGCTGGGCCAGCTGGCCGACTGGAATGTCCGGATGGAACCGCTGGTGGCCGCCGTGGCCGGGTCCAAGTGCCTGGAGTGCTCCAAGCCGCTGGGCGACAAGCACGACGACATGTGCGTCACCGGTGACCACGAGGGCCAAGACGACAGCCGGATCGTGGACGAACACGACACCACCCACGCCGTCGAGGTCCCGAACAACCGCGCCGTGGTCCGCACCCACCCGGTGACCGGACTCCCGGAAGTCCTGTCCGTAGGCGGACTGGACTACACCCCCATTTCCAATGAGGAAATGGGCCAGACTCTTCAGGCCATCCTGGACCAGTCCGGGGCCATCGTGGACACCGCCGGGTCCCTCCGGGGTGGGCTGGACACCTTCATCACCGCCCGGCTGCCCAAGGGGATCATGGTGGGCGGGGCGGACCCGGTTGAGCTGAATCTGGCCGGGTTCAACTACTTCCGGCCCGGGAAGTCCTCCGAATTCCTGATCACCCCGGTGAGGGTGGTGTGTGCCAACACTCAAGCCGCTGCCCTGTACAACTTCCGGTCCCGCTACACCGTCCGGCACTCCCCGAACGCGCCGCAGCGGATCATCGAGGCCCGGGAAGCCTTGAAGATCACTTTCGACTACCGGGACGCGTTCGCCGACGAGGCCGAGAAGATGATCAAGGCTGAGCTGACCATCAAGGAGTTCGAGCGGCTGTGCCGTGAGATCTGGCCTGCCCCGGACCCCGAGGCCAACTCCGCCGTCAAGGACCGCGACGACGCGCTGACCGGCACCCTGATGCAGATCTTCAAGGGTGAGACGAACGAAAACATCAAAGGCAAGAAGACCCGGGGTACTCACTGGTCCGGGTATCAGACCGTGGTGGAGTACCTGGACCACCACGCCCCGGTCCGGGGTGAGGATGCCGACTCCGGCCGTATCCGGGCCGAGAGGGCCCTGGTGGGCAAGGCCCGGGACACGAAGGAACTGGCGTTCAACCTGTTCCAGGTGGCCTGAGCCATGGACTTCATGAAGGCAAGCATCGCGCGCGGGCTCGACGGCGCCCACACCACCCGGATGCTCCGGATCATCCGTCAGGAGCTGGACATGTACCGGCACCGCGTGCCGCAGTACCCCGGGCACCTGCCGATGGCCTGGCAGCAGCTGGACGAGTGGATGTCCGCTGGGGCCGGGCTGCCCGGCCCGTGGACTCACCCGCACACTGACCCGGGCTACGAGTCCTGCCGCTGGCGGGTGATCGACGACCCAGCCGCCGCTCTCCAAGAGATCCGGACCCTGGTCACCCCGTCCGAGGAAACCGAGTGGCCGCCGCTGGCCGAGCTCGCCGAGACGGTCGGCGGGCTGGACCGATGGATGACCGAACACACCGGCCCGTGGCCGGACCTGTGGGGCACCGGCCGGATCCCGAAGCACAACAACGGGAAACGCGTCCGGCACGCCTGACCGTGCACACTCTGAAGCAGGGCCAGCCATCCGCCGAGGCTGGTGGGCCCTGCCAGCCGCGCTACGACCGGGGCGGGTGGTGCCGCTGCCTGCCCGCGCTCCCCGCCGCTGCACACGCCCCGGCTGCCCGAACCTCACCCGTACCCCGGGCCGCTGCCCGCAGTGCCGCAGCAGGGCCCGCCGGGCCGGAGGCACCAGCACCGACCGGGGATATGCCGGGGCACACCGCACCCGCTTCCGGCCCGCTGTGCTGGCCCGTGACCCGGTATGCCGCTGTGACCGGACCGACTGTCCAGGGCATCCGGCCGGGCCGTGTGCCGAGCCGTCCACCGTGGCCGATCACTGGCCGCTCATCCGCCGTGAGCTGGTGGCCGCCGGGCTGGACCCCGATGACCCCGCCCGGGGCCGGGGCCTGTGTGCCCGCTGCCATGCCCACTGCACCGCCACCGACCCCCGCACCCGGGGAGGCTGGAACACCCCGTGACACCCACACTCAGCGCCCGGCACGCCGCCGGGCCGCACCACCCAGGGGGCCCACCCCTGGGCCCGCCCGGCAGGCACAAGCCACTGAGGCCCGATTCCGTCCCGCCAAGTTTCCGCCGACGCTCAACCCACGTCGGCCGCGCCGCCATCCGACCTGGTCTCCCGCTGGATCAGCTTCCCGACCCCGGTATGCGACAGTTCCGCACGCGAGGCGATCTGACGGTGGCTGCCGCCCAGGGCTTTCGCTTGCACCACAAGCCGATCCCGCTCATCCAGCCATGCCGCGACCTGCTCGGCGGCCAGCTCGATCTCGTCCAGCACGCGGGCCAGCCCGTCGGCGTTCTTCTCGATCGGGTTCGACACGAGCCGATGGTAACCAGGTTGCCAATCGGAAACTCGGTTTCCACACGCACCGGGGGTGGTCGTGCCGATCACCATTGACGGGATCACCCCGTCCGACCAGATCCGTGCGCAGATCGCAGCCGAGGGGAAACCGGTTTTGCTCGGCTTCTCCCGGGGCAAGGACTCCCTCGCCTCGTGGCTGGCGATGCGCGAGGCCGGCATCGCCGTCGTCCCATACCACCTCTACCTCATCCCCGGACTGCGGTTCGTCGAGGAGTCGCTGGCGTTCTACGAGGACTTCTTCGGCACGAAGATCCTCAACCTGCCGCACCCCTCGCTGTACCGGTGGCTCAACGCGTTCGTGTTCCAGCCTCCGGAGCGGTGCAGCATCATCGAGGCCGCCCAGTTCCCCGAGCCCACCTACCAGGAGCTGGCCGAAGAGATCCGCGACGACCTCGACCTGCCCGGCGCTTGGAACGCCGACGGTGTCCGGGCCGCGGACTCCCCGAACCGGCGGATGGCCATGGTCACCCACGGCCCGCTCAAGGAGCAGACCCGCCGGGTGTCGATCGTGTGGGACTGGCGCATCGCCGACGTCCGTGCCGCACTCGACCGCCATGCCTGCCCGCTGCCGCCGGAGTACGAGTGGTTCGGCCGCTCCTTCGACGGGCTGGACTTCCGGTTCCTCGACAAGATCCGCCGACACGCCCCTGAGGACTACCAGCGGATCTTGGACTGGTTCCCGCTCGCCGACCTGGAGGTGTTCCGCCGTGAACTCCGCCCCTGACCCCAACGGCGACCTACTCGCCCAACTCCAAGCCACCGCAGCGATCGGCGGCCCCACCTCCCAAGACGACCTGCTCGCCCAGCTCAACGCCGAACCCGAACCCGACCCGCTCGCCGACGTCGAGTACACCGGCGACCTGGCCACAGACTCCGAAGCCGAGCTCGACGCCCTCGCCCGCGGCTTCCGCGAGCGCACCAAACGGGAGGACGAACGGTTCCGGCTAGCCACCGACTCCGAGTACTGGTTCGCCATCTGCTTCAAGACCCGCGAAGACAAGGACACGTTCCTGGCCGCCGCCCGGCTCCTGCCGATCGGAGACAAGTACCTCGACGGCTATGCCGTCGCCCGCACCCTCGGCATCCCCATGCCCGCCGACACTGAAGGAAAGGAGTAGCCCTTGCGTAACCGCTTCGCCCGCGCTGTCGCCGGAGTCCGCCGCGCGTTCTCCCGCCGCGCCGCCAGCTCCGGCCGAGGTCGAACCTCCGGCACCTAACCGCGCTAGCGCTCCCGAGAGACGACCTCTCGGGAGCGCTAGAATACCTTGGCGGCAAACGCAAATGCCGCCGCGGCAGCACCGAGTATCGCGGTTATCAAACCAGCCTCAATCGCGATTCTCATTTGCCGTGCCACTCTCAGCACGTTTTTAGACGGGAGATCATCTACGTCTCCTGGCGGTGCGGCGATGTCGGCAAGCTCCCAAGGCTTGTTGTACAGCAGATGCTGGAGATAAGTACCGCACGCGCGTAGTGCGTTGTCGATTGCGTCCAGATCCTGGAAATTCTTGGAAGCGTGCAATATCCAGAGACCTATTCGCGCACACTTGAAATAGTCGTCATCCTCGGGCGATAGTCCTGTGAGCTTTGCGCTTTGGTTAGCCGTCAGCTTTGCCTGCGAGCGCAACGCCTTGCGCAACTCTCTGCGTTCCTTGACAACTTGAGCCTTTCCGTAGCTTGATGGACTAAATGAGAGTACCTGGCATTTACGCAGAGACGCCAAGTTGTCGATAGTGGCAAGCAGGGAGGCGAACAGTTGAAGCTCGGGATTTCGATATTTCCGCAGTATTGCCCAGTATGTTGCGGAGCTCACCAGATAGAAGTACGCGACGAATAGTGCGCTTAGCGCGAGATTCAAGAAATGCACGCCGAGAAGCGCGAGACCTAGCGCGATACCCCACAGCGGGAAGATCGAAAGAAATAAAGTTGCTAGGGTTGCTACTGGTGCGAGGATGTCGTAGAACGCGCGCTCTTGCGCATCGAAGACCATCTGTTCGGTCCGGCCAACCCTCGTCAGCTCCATGAGTTCGGGATAGCTATTTGCACCCTTCCGGGGCCGTGGCCCTTTTCGCAACCTGGCTACTACGGTCAGCGAAAAATTGACCAGCCAGAGGCATGTTCGCTCTGAACGCGGTATGAATTGAATCCTTCGGATCCATTCGGCATCCGGGTGCTTGGCTGTCCGGCTAGCCCCTCCATCGCCCATGCCGAGAGCGTAGCGGGCGCCAGTTGTGAGTCTTGCTGTCTGCGCAGACGCGTCAGGAGGGCACATGGGCAAGCGAGGGCCAGACCCGAAGCCGACCGCGCTGCGGATCCTGCACGGCGACCGCAAGGACCGGATCAACGACGAGGAGCCGGTCCCGCCGACCGCCGAGATCGAGAGCCCTGACTGGGCTTCGGAGCAAGCCCGCGAGATCTGGGCTCGGCTGGCGCCTGGACTGGAGTCGCGCGGTGTCCTCACCGCCTGGGACACCGACGCGTTCCTGGTGCTGTGCGAGGCGCTGGCCCGCTACCGGGCGGCGACCCAGCTGGTGAACGGCTCGGCGCTGCTGGTCCAAGGCGGGTCGGGGTTGATGAAGAACCCGGCGCTGGTGGTGCAGGCGGAGGCGGAGCGGACGTTCCTGACCTACGCGTCCCGGTTCGGGCTGACCCCGTCGGATCGGGCGTCGATCAAGGTCGAGGTGTCCGATGCCGACACCTCGAAGGGCGCGGGCCGCCTCCTCAGCTGACTCGCCGGCCACGGCATCCCGGCGAACGCGCTCTGGCAACCCGAAGACCCGCACACCACGACACCCGAAACCGGGCTCGGGGTTGCCGGAGTGCGGGCGCACTTTCGATGGCAGCACGTGCCGCCAACGCGGCGACCACTTCTGCGAACCTCGCGCCGACCACGCGGTCGCGTTCTGCCACGAAATCTGCGTCCACACCAAAGACCGCTGGGCCCGCCGCCCGTTCATCCTCTCGCCCTGGCAGCGCGACGGCATCGTCCGCCCGCTCTTCGGCGAGGTCCGCTGGGACCCCGAGGCCGAGTGCTACGTCCGCCGGTACCGGATCGGCTGGATCGAGCTCGCTCGCAAGAACGGCAAGTCCGAACTCCTTGCCTTCGTCGCGCTATACATGCTGTGCGGCGACGGGGTGGAGTCCGCGGAGATCTACGGCTGCGCCCGCGACACCGACCAGGCCAAGCTCGTCTTCAAGGTCGCCGCCCGCATGGTCGCCCTCTCCCCGGTGCTGTCGCGTCGGCTGCGGGTGATCGAGCACTCCGCCCGCATCGTCGACGAGAAAACCAACAGCGTCTACGCCGTCGTCCCCTCCGACGCGCTGGGCAACCTCGGGTCGAACCCGTCGTGCGTGATCTTCGACGAGGTGCTGACCCAGCCGAACGGCGACTTCTGGAACGCCATGCGCACCGGCATGGGTACCCGCCTCGAACCGCTCCTGCTGGCTGCCACGACTGCGGGCGATGACCCGAGCTCGTTCGCTAAGGCCGAGCACGACGAGTGCGTCAAGATCGCCGACGACCCAGCCCGGGCGCCGCACCGGTTCGTCTACCTGCGCAACCTGCCCGAGGACGCCGACCCATGGGACGAGGCCAACTGGTACCACTCCAACCCCGCCCTCGGCGACTTCCTCTCCCTCGCCGCCCTGCGCGAAGAAGCGCTCGAAGCGCGCAACGACCCGGCCAAGGAGAACGCGTTCCGCCAGTACCGGCTCAACCAGTGGGTCGCCCAGTCGACCCGGTGGATGCCGATGCACCTCTACCAACTCTGCGTCGGCACCGTCGTGGACGAGCCCGGCCGGCTACGCGAGCAGCACGCCCGACGTCCCGCCTGGGGCGGGCTCGACCTCGCGTCGAAGCTGGACCTGACCGCGTGGTGCCTGATCGTGCCGGACGGCGTCGACGGCCACGTCTCCGCGCTCTGGCGCTTCTGGCTCCCCGAAGCCGGAGTCACCTTCCTCGACGAACACACCGACGGCCGGATCTCCCGCTGGGTCAAAGCGGGCTGGATCACCGCCACCCCCGGCGAGGTCATCGACTACGACGTCATCGAGAACGACATCACCGCCGACACCGGTCTTCTCCGCGTCGCGGAGATCGACTACGACGAATGGTCCGGCGAACCCGTCCGCCAACGGCTGGAGAAGCGGACCGGGGTACCGATGTACCCGGTCCCGCAGACCTACAAGGCCATGACCCACGGTATGACCGAACTCATGACCCTCACCCGGTCCCGCGCCTGGTCCCACCACGGCAATCCCGTCGCCGAGTACTGCTTCGACTCCGTCGAAGTCCGCCACCCGCCCGGCGAACCCGACCTGATCCGGCCCGACAAGCCGCAACGCGGCAAGACCGGGAAACGGATCGACGCTGTCCCTACGGCCGCGATGGCCGTTTCTGGCTGGCGATTGAGAGGTCAGAAGCCTGCCAAATCTGGAAAGATGATCGTCATGAGTTAGATTGCGAGTCGATGTCGCGTTGATCAACCAGGACATCGGCGCGAGCCAAGTCCTTTATTCGCCCGCGCGCAGTGGCCAATTGCGTGAGCACATTGCCCACCTTGACGGAGTTGACCTCTGCGCCATCAGCTCTAAGCCGCTCCATCTTCACGACGGTGGATGTTATCCTCATGGCCTCGCCGACTAGCTTTTCAATTTCTTCGTTTATTACTCTGCCGCCAATGATTTCGAGGCGATTTGTTGCCGCCCGCAGTCGATTGTACTGACCGTACAGGTCGTCGACTTCGACCTCTGGCAGGCTCACACTCTCTGCGAGTCCGGGGAAGATTGTCCTTCCGAGAATTGCCGACGATCTCCACCAGTCGTCGAAGGAATCGAGGAACTCCTGATAGGCAAGGACTCGCTCGGATCTCCAGTCCGCCAGTGAGTCATGAAATAGTCGTTTATTAAATACCTCAATCTCACGTGCGTGCCGCACGTCTTCGCGATCACGTTCGCGCAGCCAGCGACGATCCTCTCTCTTCGACGCGATGAGCTGACCGCCCCAACTGCCAGCCAACGCGCCAACGAATCCCAACACAGCAGCCCACCAGGTCATGCCTGCCAGCTTAGGAGGTGACCTATCGCGGTCTTCGAAGCCAGCGAGTTGACGCCGGAAGCGTGGATCACTCGCGTCTCTCGGCAGCACAATGCGCAAATCCCACAGCTGGAGTTGCTGGACTCGTACTACGAGGGTGAGCAGTCGCTGTCCTACATGCACCCGGAGCTGCTGCGGCGGCTGGACAACCGGGTGCGCCAGGTCGTGGTGAACTGGCCCGAGCTGGTCGTGGACAGCCTGGACGAGCGGCTGGACGTGACGGGGTTCCGGCTCGGCGGCGAGCAGGAGGCCGACCGCGAGCTGTGGCGGATCTGGCAGGCGAACCGGCTCGGCCTGCACTCCGGCCAGGCCCATGTGGACGCGCTGGCGCTCGGGCGGTCGTTCGCGATCGTCGGGACGAACGAGCAGGACCCGAGTACGCCGCTGGTGACGATCGAGTCGCCGTTCGACGTCCACGTCGACCTGGACCCGCGCACCCGCGAGGTCCGCGCCGCGCTCAAGCGCCAGTACGCGGAGGAGGGCGACGGGGACCTGGCGGAGGCTTACGCCACGCTGTACCTGCCGAACGAGACGATCTGGTACACCTCCGACAACTCCGGCGGGAACTGGACCGAGACCGACCGCGACGAGCACGGCATGGGCGTCGTCCCGGTCGTGCCGCTGGTGAACCGGCCGCGGATCCGGCGTCGCCGCTACGCCCTCCCACGGCTCGGGCGCTCGGAGCTGGCGAGCGTACTGCCGTTGTCGGACGCGGCGTGCAAGATCGCCACGGACATGATGGTGTCCGCCGAGTTCCACGCGATGCCCCGACGCTACGCGCTCGGGTTCGACAAGAACGACTTCGTGGACAGCAACGGCAACCCGCTCACCCCGTGGCAGGCGGTCGCCGGCGTGCTGTGGGCCTCGGCGAAATCTCCGAAGGAGGACGGTGTAGCGGTCGGGCAGTTCCCCGAGGCCGACCTGTCCAACTTCCACAACACCCTCGCCGCACTCGCGAGGCTGGTCGCGTCGCTGTCCGGGTTGCCGCCGCACTTCCTCGGCTACAGCACCGAGAACCCCGCGTCGGCGGACGCGATCCGCTCCTCGGAGTCCCGGCACATCAAGCGCGCCGAGCGGCGCCAGGCGTCCTTCGGTGACGGCTGGGAACGCGTGGCGCAGCGGATCCTGCACGTCCGGGACGGCCGGGTGGCGGAGGAGGCGCAGCGGGTGGAGACGCAGTGGATGGATCCGGCGACGCCGACGTTCGCCGCGCAGGCCGACGCGGTGGTGAAGCTGTACTCCGCGGACAAGCTGCTGCCGCGCCGGGCCGCACGCCGCGCGCTGGACTACTCCGACGCGCAGATCCAGGACATGGATGCCGAGGACCAGGAGGCTTACGCTCGCGCCGCCGGAGGAGACCTGGCCGCCGGCTACGGCCCCAAGCCCACCCCCGACGAACCCCAGCCACAGCCGGACGCGCCGCAGCCTGAGCGGCCGAGCATCGTCGCCGGGTCGCGGCTGCGGCCTACCACGGCCGTGCAGTTCCAGGAGCCCGTCTACGCCGGGACGCCGCGGTGACCGCGCCGTCGACGAGCCCGGACACCGCCTACTACCTCGACCAGCAACGCATCCTCCGCGCCGCTGTCGAACGCGCGCAGGCAGCCTGGACACAGCTTCCCGCCGGGCCGGAAGGTCAGGACGTCTGGACCGAGCAGGTTCGGCCGGACGTGGTCGCGGCGGTGGAGCAGGCGCAGGCCGACTCGGTGGCGCTGGCGCCGCTGTACGTCGCGGCGACGCTCGCCGCAGCCGGGGCGGTATCCGCGCCGCTCGGCGTGCTCGTCGCGCGGGCGTGGGTCGGCTACGCGACGACCGGTCTACCGCTGGCCGTGCTGATGGACTTCGCGCATTGGCACTACCGGCGCGCGCTCGCGCTCGGGGTGGCGCCGAGCGAGGCGCGGACGATGGGGCTGGCGCGGCTGCTGCGCTACGTCGCCACCGAGACCGCCGACGCTGGGCGGCTGGCCACGACGGCGGCCGCGGTGCTGGAACCGGAGATCGCCGGGTACGAGCGGGTGGTGCACCTGCCCGCGTGCGGGCGGTGCATCCAGCTCGCGGGCCGGTTATACCGCTACAGCACTGGGTTTCTACGCCACCCCAACTGCGACTGCACGATGCACCCGGTCACCCGCGACCAGTGGCGCACCGGCCGCCCCACCAACACCCCGCGCGCCCTGTTCGACCGGATGACCCCGGCCCAGCAGAACAAGGCGTTCGGCGTCGGCGGCGCTGCTGCGATCCGCGCGGGGGCCGACATCTCCCGCGTCGTCAACGCCCGCCGACACGGCGCCGTCTACACCGCCGGAGGCCACGAGTACACCCGCGAGGCCACCACGGTGCGCGGCGTCGGCGGCCAGCTCGGCGACCTCGCCAAGCGAGGCCGCCGCTACCGCGCCACCGGCACCGCGCGCCCGACCCCGGCACAGCTGGTCAATACAGCCCGCGACGAGGCTGAACTGATCGAGCTCCTGCGACGGTTCGGCTATCTCGCCTAGAAGATGTTGTAGGGGAAGATTTCTTGGGTACGAGTCAAGTTATGGGATTTTTTGAAGAGTCGGCGAGGCCATCCACCCACTGACACTCAAACTGAGCACAGTGAGCAGCAGGAACGCCAGCTGCCAGAGCAGGTTTCCCGCCATTCCCGCGAGCACCTGTGCGCCGCCCGAGCACGCCAGAGCGGCGGTGCCCCAGACACGCGGCGAGAGGGTCTTCACCCCGCCATCCTTACAGATTCCCATTCCAGGAGCACGCCTTTGACCGATCATGTCATTCCCAGCACGCCGCCTACCGAAGGCGCGGTCGCAGCCCCGCCGCCTACCGCCACCACGTCGACGACCAGCGGCGGGCCCGATGCCCCCAGCACGCAGGCCGAGGCGCCGCCCGTCGACTACAAGACGCTCTACGAGCAGACGCAGGGCAAGCTCGCGCGGGCCGAGCAGACGGCCAAGGACCACAAGTCGAAGGCGGCCAAGCTCGACGAGTTGGAGGCCGCGCAGCAGAGCGAGGCCGAGAAGGCCGCCGCACGCGCAAGCACGGCCGAGGCGCAGGTGGTCGCGTTGCGGCGGCGGGCGGTGGACGCGGAGATCCGCGCCGCAGCCGGGTCCGGCTGGGCCGACCCGACCGACGCGCCCCGGTATCTGGACGAGAAGGACCGCTACGTCGGCGAGGACGGCGAGATCGACACCGCCGCCATCACGACCGATCTCGCGGCCGTGCTGCTCGGACGGCCGCATCTGGCCCGTGGGGACACCCCTCTGCCCGGGCGGCGTCCGGCTCCGGACCCGTCGCAGGGTGCCCGCCAGTCCGGGCCCGCCGGCTACGACGCGCAGATCGCCGAGGCAGAAAAGAACGGCGACTGGGCCACCGCCATCAGCCTCAAGAACCAGCGTCTTGTCGAGCAGGCCGCCCAGCAGCGCTAGGAACGCGCCGACTTTTCCTTATTTCCCAACGCTTGGAGGCTTCATGCCTGGTGTGGCCGCGATCGCCAACACCTACAACGCCCCGAACTTCGTCGGCGAACTCTTCGCCCTGACCCCGACCGACACCCCGTTCCTGTCCGCGATCGGCGGCCTGACCGGCGGCAAGCGCGCCAACGCCGTCGTGCACACCTGGCAGGTCTACGACCTGCGCGCCCCCGACCCGAACCGACAGCGCCTCGAAGGCGCCGACGCCCCGCCCCCAGAGACCCGGGTCCGCGGGACCGACCGGAACGTGGTGGAGATCCACCAGGAGACCATCGGCGTCACCTACACCCGCCAGGCCACCCAGCAAATGTTCGCCGCCACCGGCTCGGCCAACCCGAACGCCGCCAGCATCCAGGGCACCAACCCGGTGACCAACGAAATGGACTGGCAGACCCGCCAGTCGCTGATCCAGATCGGCCGCGACGTCGAAGTCTCCTTCGTCACCGGCACGTTCCAGGAGCCCACGGACAACTCCAAGACCCGCCGCACCCGCGGCATCCTGGAGGCCACGAAGACCAACGTCATCACCAACGCCACCGCCGCCGCGCTGACCGAGGCGATGATCCTCGACCTGCTGCAGAAGGTCTGGCTCAACGGCGGCATCCAGGTCTCCGAGACCGCCACCCTGATGTGCGGGGCCTGGCAGAAGCGCCAGCTGACCGCGGAGTTCATCACCAAGAAGAACTGCCGCGAGCAGACCCGCAACGTCGGCGGCGTCTCCGTAACCACGATCGAGACCGACTTCGGCACCCTCAACGTGATGCTCAACCGCTACATGCCCGCCGACACCGTCGAGGTCGTCTCCCTCGACCAGTGCGCCCCTGTCCTGCTCGAAACCCCCGGCAAGGGCTTCCTGTTCTCCGAACCGCTCGCGAAGACCGGCTCGGTCGACAAGGCCCAGATCTACGGCGAGATCGGCCTGGAGTACGGGCCCGAGATCGCGCACGGCAAGATCACCGGCCTGACCACCGGCCCGGCGGGAAGTGGTAGCTGATGAAGTTCACCAGCACCAAGTACCCCCAGCTGGTCATACACGACCTCGGCGTGACCTTCGTCGATGGCGATGCCGAGGTAACCGACAAGGCCGCTGTCGACGCGCTCAAGGCGCTCCCCCCAGAACTCGGCGTGCGCGCGGTCGGCGGACGACCAGCCAAGGAGCGTGAGGCTACGTAGCCTAGTTGCTCAGGTGGCTATCGCAGCTGCTTAGGCGGATCGCTCCGCCAGGTAGACGCAGGGCTGGGCAGTTCGATACTCCTGCTACGCGAGATCCAATATCGACGTTCGCGGGCCGGGCGCACGTCGAATAGGACGGCACCTGTTCCGGGTTGTCCATCGAGCTCGAAGTTGAGTTCCCATACGCCTTCACGCTTGGGGACCGGCCGGATCGGACTTCCTTCCAAGTGGAGCCGCCAAGTATCGACGACCCCTTCGTCTCGAACGTCCGTACACCTGACGGTGGCCTCGACCCGGTGCGGCAGCGGCTCGCCCTTCTGCTGAGCGGTCCAGTTCTCAGACCATTGCCTGGCAGTAAAGGTCGCTTCAAGGAGCACCACCGGAATACTTGCGCCGGGCAGAATTGCCAAGCTAGGCGATGGGTTCCTATCGACGTCAATGCAGCCCTCCGCGTTAACGTCGGCTATCGACGTGCCAAGGTTCGAAAGGGTCAACGAGAGCCGCATCATGATCTGCTGGTTCTCATGCTCGGAGAAGTGCCAACGTCGGGCATGATCAATCGGGTTTGCTTCGCCGCCGGTACTGCTTGGTTCCAGAAGCCAACGTGCAGGGTCTCGGTTCAACGTGACATCAAGCTTAGGTGCGTCTGTGTCCAGTCCCGTTCTAGCCGCATAGATCGTTGCTGCTTCGGCAGGTTCCAGGGCACGTCGGCTGACTTGCACGGCCCGACGCGTCCACCATGATTGCCAAGCAACAACACACGCTGAGCCGACAGTTCCAACCGCTGTGGCGATCGTCCAGAGATCAGTCATGGGCAGAGATTGTGCGCTGAGGTGGTCGAGATGCTGTTTCTGGCCCCCTTGGCGACCGTGGCTGATGTTCAAGCCCGGACTGAGGTCGAGTTCACTGCCGCGCAGCAAGCGCGCGTTGCAGTGCTGCTGGCCGATGCATCGGCGCTGGCCCGGCAGCGGGTGCCGGATCTTCCAGATCCGCCGCCGGCCACGGCGCCAGGCGTCGTCTCTACCGCCGTGCTGCGGGCGCTGGCGTCGCCTCCGGACGGGAACAAGTCCGAGACGATCGGTGGGCACTCCCGCACCGCCGCGCACGAGGGCGGCGGCCTCTACCTCACCGACGACGAGCTGGACCTGCTGCGCCCGCCCGCGCAGCCGCCGCGCGGCGTGTTCTCCATCTGGACCACCTGACGCGAGGAGGCGAACTCGTGCAATTCCCGCACCAGCTGGAGGTGATCACCCCAACCCAGGTCACCGACGCCTACGGCAATCCGACTCCGCAACTCGAGTACGGCTCCGACGCGCCGCGCCGGCCCGTTTGGGGCCTGCTCCAGCCGGGCAGCTCGACCGAACCGGCCTCGCCGGGCCGGGCGCCGGTAGTGACCAGCTGGCGGCTGTACACCCAGTCGGCGATCGCCGCGCGCGAGCGGGTGGTCTGGCAGAGACGGGTGTTCGAGGTGTCCGGGGAGCCGTCGTGGTGGTCGCCGCGGTTCGGGCACGTCCACTACGAAGCCCGCCTCACCCACGTCCAAGGCTGACAGGAGGTGACCGCCGATGTCTGCGTTCGAGCGGATCGAGATCGACTACGAGGGCGTGGCCGAGGTGCTGCGCTCACCCGAGCTGCACGCGGTCGTCCAGGCCGTCGCCGAGCAGGTCGCCGACGCGGCGCGCGGGCGCGGTCTGCGCGTCGAGAGCGGGGACCCGTTGCCGGTCGAGGTGTTCGACGACCCGTCCCCGTCCCGGGTCGGGGTCACCGTGGCGGTCCGGCATCCGGCCGGGGTCGGCATGGAAGCCCACCACGGCGTCCTCAAGCGCGCCGCCGCCGATACCGGGCTGACCGTCGCCGGTCTCGACCCGGACGAGGTCCGGTGACCGGTACCGGCGTGCCGGTGCCGGTCGACGTCGCCGAGTTGGTCGTCCGCGCGCTGCGGCCGCTGCTGGCCGGCGGCGCTGACCCGGTCGCGGCCGGGGCGCAGGTGTCGACCGAGACCGGGCGCGGTCCGGACGGCGGACCACCCGTCCTGCCGTGGCTGCTGGTGGCCGAGGACGGCCACACCTGGGACTGGCCCGCCGTCCAGCGCGCGGCGATCCGGCTGACCTGCTGGCACCACGACGCCCACAGCAGCAAGGCCCTCGCCGCGCTCGCCCTCGGCCTGCTCTGCACACCCGCTCCACCCGGCGCACTGCTCCGTGGCGACCCCGTCGCCGCGCCGGTCGCCGGGATCGACCCGTACACGGCGGCGCCGCTGGCGACCGTCGCCGTCGCGGTCTACGCCCGCACCCCGCCACGCTGACCACGATCACCCGCCGGAGGCCCCTGTGCCTCCCACCCCGGCGGCGCGGTCCGGCCTCCAGCCCAGCTCTGGAGGTACCCGCTTTGGCCATGAACTCCGCGCTCGTGCGCGTCCCCGGCACCGGGGAAGTCTCGCTCGCTGCTCCCGACACCCCTGAACCGCCGGACGCGACCACTGCGCTCCCGGCCGCCTGGACCGGCCTGGGCCTGTCCACGCCGGATGGAACGACGCTGGCGCGGAAGGTGGAGAAGGAAGGCACCGAGCACTGGCAGCAGCTCACCCCGGCGCGCTACATCTACAAGTCCCAGGAACTCACCGTCGCCTCGGTGTTCCAGGAGACGAAGGCGATCATCCTGTCCGCCTACTTCGGCGGGATGACCTTCGCCGAGACTGCGACCGGGTCGAAGATCTACCGGGCCGAGATCTCTGCCATCCCCAAAGGTGACGTCCGCGCGCTGTGCATCGACTGGACCGACGTGGTGTCCTCGACCGAGGTCTACAGCCACCGGCTCTACCTGCCTCGGGCGGAGGTCTCCGAAACCCAGGACGCCCAGTTCTCCCGCACCCAGGAAGCCCGCTGGGGGATGACCTTCGCCGCGCTCGCCCCGCCCAAGGGCAAGACGTTCATCGCGGTCTGGCTGACCAACGACCCCGCCGTCCTCTTCGGCGCCCCGGCCGTCGCGTCCGGCGGGCTGGACGTCATCCACGAGGACCAACCCGCTGCCGACTGACTGCCGTCGTTATTTGCCCCGTGCGATGTCGATCTGGTCTTGGATCGCATTGTCGACGTCGAGTGCGAGCCTCTTCACCTGCTGTTCAATCGGCTCGAACTCATCTTCGAGATCGGCGAAGGCGGCAAACGCGGTCAGGTCGTCCGTCTCGGTGGCCAGCTTCGCCGCGGCTGTCCGCCAAGCCCGAAACTTCGCCTTGTTCACCGGCCGGGCCCACTTGCGATAGTCATCGACGGTGCGTCGCAGATGATCGAGCGGATCGTCGGGCTCGGGTGCCTGGATCATGCCGAGCACGGAAAGAAAGTCCCAACCGCGGTCGTTAGTGTCGTTGAAGAACGAGACGCACTCCTCGACCATGGCTTCGATCTCGTCGAGACGGTCGGTGACGTGCTCGGCGAGGACCGCGCCTAGGTTCATCTGTTTGCCGATACCGGAGACGGCAAGCAACTCCCGACCAATACGTGCCTGCGTTTCGAACCCGTCGTCGAACCTTGTCTCTCCCGGCTTCAGGTACTTCTTCAGCCCGTCGGGTACAGCTGACAACTCCATGACGTGTACCGGAATTGTGGTCATCATCGTGCACACCAGGTAGATGTAAATCCTGGTGGCGCTTGCCAGCGTGGTCGGGCGCAACTGGTCTCGGTGGTAGGTTTCGTTGCGATAGGCGTGCAGTTTCTTCAAGACCCGGGCCTGGGCTACGTCGAGGATATTTTCCCGAACCAGCAGATTGCACTTCGCATCGAATTCTTTCTCGATCTTGTTGCGCTGATTCTTCGAGAACACTTTTCCACGCAACTCGTCGACATACTTCTGGTCACCGCGCCCGTCCGCTAAGGCCGCTTCGGCACGCTTCAGGTACTCCTCGAACTTCGCGCCCCAGCGCAGCTGGTAGTCGGTCTCGCGGTGCATCAGGAGCTCGGCGGCCGAGTCGATCATCAGCAGGCCCAGCCGAAGGTGAGGCTCATCCTCCGCCGTGCCGAAGCGGATCGCCTCCTCGACGTGCACCACCAGGCGCTCAAGCTGTTTCACGACGTCAAGGGTGCCAGACGGCGATCGGGCCCGGCGACCGGTTTTGCCTGGTTGCACGGTCAGCCGAACTCTTCCCGCCGAGCACAAACCCCAACTCGCGGGGTACCGAAGCGACCAACAAGAAGCAGAACGAACGAAGGAGAACCACCCGAATGAGTGCCAAGCAGCGCGCCGAAGCCACCGGCAAGCCGACGTCGCCCGCAGCCGGCCTCGCGGTGCAGTGGCGCGGGACCAGCTTCACCCTGCCGCGTGCCGAGGACTTCCCGCTCGAAGCGCTCGAAGCCGAGGAAGAGGGCAAGCACCTCACCGCGCTCAAGCTCATCCTCGGCGCCGACCAGTACACGACCTGGCGCGGCCTCGCGTCCACCGCTGCCGACGCCGAGGAGTTCTCGGCCGCGGTGATGAAGGAGCTGGGCCGGGGAAACCCCTGACGGTCGCCCTGCTCCTGGCCGACGAGGCGACCGCCGAAGCCCTTGAAACCGACCTGCTCCGCTGGTTCGGGGTCGATCTGCTCGACCTCTACCGCGACCGCCTCTCCTACCGGCGGGTGTGCGCGCTGGTCAGGCACCTGCCGCCGGAGGCGGCGGTCTGGAGGATGCACAGCCCGCGCGCCGGATGGACCCGCGGCGAGCTGCTGGCCGCCGCGACCGAACGACGCCTCACCGCGCTCTGGGCCACCGTGGCGGTCGCGCTCGGCCAGGACGTCACCGACCAACAGTTGGCCGACCCGCTTGACGCCCTCGACCCACCCGACACAGCACCCGCCCGGGCGGATGAGCCCGAGTTGAAGAGCCTGCGCGATATCCCCTTTGGATGCGGGAAAACGGATAGTGGTTAATCGAGTTGACTTAGTTGTCAGGTGACGACCTGAGGCCCTTCATTCTCAAAACCCAATCGGGCAGTTTGTCGAGGCATGGGCGAATTTTGGGAGGGTTCTCCACGTACACGTCTTCCAGATCGCACCCTTGCTCGAAGACAGCTTCGTCAAGGTGTATCGTGCTGTGAAATTTTACCCGACTGAAGTCCGCCCTGGCCGCAAACCTTGACCGATTAAACCATGCACTTCCTTCGAAAGTGGCACCCCAGAATCTTGCTGACCCCTTGAAGGATGCGCGCTCGTAATTGACGCCGCTCAAGAATCGTGCCACGTCAAATCGGGTGCTTCCGTCGAACTTGACGTCAGGAAATTGAGCTGCCATGCCAACTTCGATGTGGCAGAAGTCGGCATCTTCCCCGAAGTTTGCCTCATAAAAGAAGGCGACGCTCAGAAATTTTGCCGAGCAGAACTCCGTCTTTCCCCTGAAGTCCACCTGCTTAAATTCCGTCTGGGCATCAAATGCGGCACCCGAGAAGTCGGCGCCCTTGACGAACTCTGATTTATTGAAAAATACACTATGCCAGAAGCGTGTGCCCCGAAAGGAAGCTCGCTCGCTGAATCGCGACTCCAAAAAGTATGTCCGGTTCACGAAATGTGCGTCGTCAAACCACACGTGACCGTCGAGTCGTGCGCCAATAAAGCTGCTGTACCCGTAGAACTTTGCATCTCGAAAATCCGCGGTGTCGAAACGGCAGTCCTTGAAATCGCTCTCAACAAGGGTAGCGTCACGAAGATCGACCTTTAGCGAGCCCCAATAACTTTCGGGCGCGTCGGAGTCGCTTGGCCACAGGAGGTGGCGCTGCAATATTCGTTGTGCCGTGCGTCGAACATCCAGCTCCAATCTTGCTCCCGCAACCTCAATATCGGTGAGATCTTGCGGAACGAGATCGTCACTTTCTTCGTAGACCACTTCAGGGTTGTTCGTTTGGTTCGATTCGTCACCCGCTTCTGTGTTCGCGTCGCGCATAAGTCGCATCGAGCGCCTTGGGAATTTATCTGACGGCGGGTAGTACGGTGCGCGAAGGTAGGCACATATTCTGTCAATGACAGTTTGTCGCAACTCTGGGTAAGATTGCGCAAGCCTTTCTAGATCGGTAAGGCCACCTATCCGGACTGCGGCTTTCTCGCTACCGAGTTGCTCGCTTGCTTTCGATGAAAGATTGGTAATATGTGTTGCGAGATCGGTTTCTTGCTTGGCCCGGTCAGCAAGAAGCTGTCGTCGATGCTCGCGTTGCCCGAGACGAAGCCGCTCGACGGTTAAAAATGTCGCCAGGGCTGCGAGAACAGCTGCCGAACTCTTCCAACCTGCGTCGAACGCGTCGCGGTGCTCGACAGTTGATCGACCCCACAGCAGCACAGTAACGACAACGCCAACAGCCACGCCAACCACCAGGGCGAGCCACACCCACACCCATCTGAAGTGGCGCAGCTCGCGGTTGGCCCAGTCGTCCTTCATCTCCGCATTCCACCACAGCCGAGCAGCGAAGCCGTCGCACGTTAGCTGTGTGTCTTTGACTGCTGCAGGTGGTGATCGCCCGTGGCAACGGTCGGTCACGCCTACCTCAAGATCATGCCGAGCCTGCAGGGGCTCGGCCGCCACATCCGCGACCAGGTCCGCGAGTCCGAGCGCGACGCCCCCGCGCTGAAGCTGACCGCACAACTGCAAACCACCCTGCTGCGCGAGCAGCTGCGGGTCGCGGCCCGCGAGGGCGATCAGACCGCGATCCGGCTGCTGGCCGAGCTGGACGCGCTCCCGGCGGAAACCCGGTTTCAGCGCCTGGTCCGCGAGCTGTCCGGCCACTCCGTCTCGATCAAGGCCGTGGCCGACAAGAGCGTCGGCGCCACGGTGCGCGGCCTA